TTCAACGTCTCTTTGAGAGCGAAGTAGAGTGCTAGAAACGTCTTACCCGTTCCTGCTATACCGTGTAGCATTAAGTTCTGGCCTTCATCCCAAGACTCAAAGGCTGAAGCCTGATTATCAGTGAGTGGAGCAATATCACTCTGAACTGAAAATCCTGATGAAAGTTGGTTATCTGTGTCTAAGACTCCTTGCTGTCTTAGTACTCGTCTCTGCCTTTTAGTTAGTCGTTCTTGTTGTTTTGCAGGCATTCATAATTCCTTATCTGGTCTTTATAGTTGATCCCTCATTATTTTTCTTAATATGCTTCATCAAAGAATTGAAGCTATCATCAGTTTTCCTGATACCCAAACGAGCAGAACAGCCAAAAGCTGCCGCATGGATAATCTTTTTCATATGGGGATTGTCGATGTCGAATTGTTCCATGTCAGCGATGGACATAAAATGGTCAGTCACTTCACCAGTTTCTTCATTCTTGTATTGATATATAGGCATAATATTCTCCAATTTATAAAAAAAGGGACAATCAATAGATTGCCCTAAGTCACTCTAACCATAATGATATTTATACTAAATCATGCCTTTAAACCAGCATTTCATAGATTTCTTTCCAGTTCTGGACAATCGTAATAGTATCACTCTCATAATGTTTGTTATGAGTATGGGACATAAGGATTGATGTTAGACCCAATCTATCACCTAACTCGCAGTTCTGGATTTTATCTTCTACCCAAATGCATCCACTATCTAAGTAAGGCAGTAAAGCATCATCCTTATCAGCACCAGTATCAAGACATTCGATCATATCAAAAGCGGTATCACCAAACAGATTCTTGATGTTTTGCTCTCGTAACTGCACAGCGTATCGATCAGTAGATAGGCTAGTGATACAGTGGAATACGTATCCTAACTCTTCGTGAATCTTCTTAACATACTTCACAGCGTCTCGAAGAGGTGGTAAGCAACACATAGTTGCGCTTTCGTTGAAGTGGCGAATAAGCTTCTTCATCTCAGGCTTCTCTAGCCCGTATGATGTAGCCAAGTCATATTCTTCGATTTTTGCCTGTTGAGTGTAACCTTTCTCTTTCATCCAAAGTCGAAAGCTATGTAACCAATCAACTAGGACTCCATCACAGTCTACCAATATTATATTGTTGTTCATCACTCTTCCTATTTGAAGTACTTCTCTAACATTTCGTACTTGTCACAGTACTCGGCCATCTTCTCTAGCTCAGATTCAATGGTTTCCATGATATCTGGATGCTCTGCTACACCAACTGAATTGTCTAATAATACATCGATATTCATTTTGTGCTTGCCCGCTTGAGCTTGCATATAGGACATTGATGTGGCGATTAAATCGGCTCTACGATTTTTCATAATCAATCCTGCTTTAAGTCTGAGTAGTAAGAGGCTATGTTAGCGATATCTGCATCAGATAACCCTTTTGCCATTCCTGACATCATAGGATTATTTCGTACTCCATCACGATACTGCTTAAGAGCAGACACAAGATAGAGTTCTTTCTGACCAGCTAGATTAGGAAACATAGGACTATTACTGATTCCATATGCTCCATGACAACCAGCACAGGAAGCAGAACGTGCTTTACCCGCATCTGGATCACCCGCTGTAGCGAACGAAGATAGTGTCATCACTGATAATAAAAACATTACTGAAAGGTGCTTCATTTCAAATCTCCAATTATATAATTGTTAGAAAGTGTCTCGATTCTTTCTCTTTTGCTTTCTCGCTTCTTTGATATCTGCTTTACGTTTATCGTATCGCTTTGACTCCTTTTTATCAAAGTCCTCGTCAACCCATTCACGAAATTTCTTACTCTTATTCTTATTCATACTACTTCCTACAACTCGTTCTTCTTGGGTCGACCACGACCACGTTTAACAGGAATAGGATCTACGATAGATCCTGGGAATGCTTCATTAATCACTTCTGGAGCAAGATCTGGATATGGCTCTTTTGCGATCATTCTTAACACCAACTTAGCATCCTGTGCATCAATAGACTCTAGCATCTGTATAAAGAGAGCCTCTTTTCGCAATGCAGGCAAATTCTTGCCATCCGGCATCTGCTCGACAAAGTAGTCCATCTTTCTCATCTCACGATATAGCAAACCGTGTGACTCATGGATCACAGACTCAGTGTATGGTGGTGGAGTACTGGGCAAATCAAAAGTCCACCTGGCATCACACATCAAACATAGTAAATTTACCAGTTGATCGCTCTTACCGCTTTTCAATATAGCAACTTTCTCTTCAACTGTCTCAGCTTTTCGGGCAGTGTTGACGATCTCTGCCAGAGATAATGTAGTCATTTTAAAACTCCGTTATACATTCCATTAGGTTTCTTAGTTTGTTTTTGATAAAGTAATTCAGTAACTGACTTCTATCTTTACCATTCTCTTCATGCCAAGCTTTGAGGATTTTATCTTTCATGCCTTGAGGTACTTCTGATAGATCAATCATAGCCTTGTTACGCATATAGTTACGCTTTACTTCATCTTGCATATTATTTATATCACTCCATTCAGCGATACGCTTCTGCGTTACTGGGCGCTGTCTTATGCCCATAACAAAGCAATTGTCAGCAGACAACACGTTTGGTATGCCGTCACCAGAGTCGCCTTTCAAGATATGCTCTGCAAGATACTTCTCGGGATTACTATTTGAAATCCAACGCTTTCTAACTGGATCATATTGCTTCACATTGGCATACTTGTGGAGCTGAATATAATCCTTGTCGCCAGATAGAACTAGAATGGGCTCACCAGAGTTTAGCTCAGTACCCTCTTCATGTACTACGACACCAATGATATCATCAGCTTCGCAGGTATCTATTTGAATAACTTTGTATGGAAAGAACACCTTTAGTTCTTCACGAATGCTGTTGAGAGCTTGAAAGATAGAGTTCCAATCTAACTCAGAACTATCTCTAGACTTCTTACGATTCGCTTTATAGTATGGATATATCTCTCTGCGCCAATAGTTCTTATCATCACAGCAGATAACAAGTTCACCGAACTCATCACCAAACTTTTTACGATTAGACCGTAGCGTATTCAGAATCATATGCCTAAGCATATTTACGTCAATCTCAGCATTCTGATGATTACCAATCTGCATCATCATGTTTGCGATCATGACTTGGTTCATATCTACCAGTATCATTATCTTCTCCTAACTCAATTTATGAACATCTATAGTAACATAGATAATCGGTCATGTCAAGTTATTTTTTAGGTTTAGCTTTCACCTTAGGCTTTGATTTAGTCCTTATCAACTCACCATCAAACAGACCGTAAGTGAACATATTGGTGATAACTTGTATGCCGTCATACGTCTTAACCTTCTCTTTAGTCTTTTTAGACTTGTAGTCGCTAGTGATCCTCTTATTGAGACTATCTAAACTATCCCAATTTTTCTTCAACGTATAATCAATCATCGTCAACTCCATCGAAGTATTCTTCCATATTTTCAATAAATTCGTCTAGGATTGCCTGCATAGGCTGTTCGATCTTATCCTCAGCATCTTCAAATAAAGTGTCAGAGACCTGTTGAAAAGGATACTCCTCTCCGATAGCACGATAAACAAGAGACTTAGATGCCTCTATGATAGTCATTATATCAAGCATTGATTTAGGATCACTCTCTACATCAATACCCATTCCCCTTAATGCCCATACAGTTTCTCTGGCATTAACTATAGCGAATATCTCAGCGACTTCCTTGTCACTTTCAAGTACGAGTTCCTCTATCTCTTCGTCTCGCTTTTTTTTCTTATCAGAAGCTTTGCGGAAATCTACTACATTATCCTTCATTTGTTCACCTTTAGTATGACAGTATCAGAATTGATTCTAGCGTCTGTTGCAGTCTCAGCAGTCTTTAGAGCCTTGAGTGCCTTTAATGCTCGTAGCTTAGTCACTTTATTGATAGAATCAATACTCTCTTCAGGCTTCCGTAGCTTCTTCTTGAATGATAGCTCTTTATCATAGTTCTTTATTGTTGTGCCACTAATGATAAAGCCTTCTCTCTTATCGGTAACGAGATATTTAATGACCCTCGTCTTAGTGTTAAACAGATAGACTTCAGTAGCACCGACAATGTGAGCAGGACTTGTACTGGTTATCTTATAGTCCGTAGACTCTTTCTGATATATAACTTTCTCGGCTTGCTTAGTTGCAGGAGTAGCTTTCTTAGCACGAGGCTTGCGTGTTGCTTTCTTACTCAACACATACTTCTCACTATCACTCACGAACGTAGAG